ACTCGCGATAGCAGGCGGCTGTATGGCATTGATTGCCATCGCTCCACGGGGCATCCTAGAGCCTCACAGCTCGATTCGAAGTGGATCAGGCGCTTTTCGTAGCCGATGGCTTGGGATATCAGCTCCCGGCCTGCGTAGCGCGTATCGAGGGACGCCAGGATCGCCCGCAATACATCACCATCGCTGCCCAAAACCAGGACCATGCAGGGCTCCCCAGCTTCGGCCATGCTCAGATATTGCTGGTAGAGATGGCCGTCCTTCCCGAGAACGGAAGAAACGTAATCGGCTGGCTCTTTTAGCTCCGCCATATAGCGTTTTGTCATGGATGTGGATGGGAAAGCCTGGCATCCTATGCTATCCTCGACGCATATCGTTTTTTCGACTTCAAGCGAAAATTCCACATCTACCTCCAGCTCCGCAAAGACCGGCTCGGAGAAGCGAGGATCGTGGGCAGCGGCCAGGATCAGGCCATTGGCCCGGTCGCTGCCCCGCTCGTTGCTATCGATTTGAATGGCAATCTTTTCATTGACGATCATTCTTCCTCCTGATCGAAATAGCGGATCTCATCGCATGCGAAATAGGCCCGATGCTTCAGCCATCTGCACATATTTTCGAAAGTGGGGTTGGCCTGGTAGGCATCCCACAGACAGGAAGGCATCACTGCCCCTCTGCTAGCTGCTTTTCGACCTTCTCCAATTCTGCCCGCCTTGTGATTTCGTGGTCGTACATCGCGTGGAGCCTCCGGGGGGTGAGACGCTCGGTGCATATCGTTTTCATGTCAGCAGCGATGTTCCTGAGAAGGTAGAGCCGTCTCGCTTCCAGCTCTTCCTTTCCGCCTTTCCGCTTGCGTTTTTCGGCTTCTTCCGATTCATGGTGGATGGCAGAGGCAATGCCCGCCGGAATCGGACCAAACATCCCAATGGCCGCTATAGCTCCTATATCAGTCAGTTCCGCATTTTCTTTTGATAGCGATTCCAGGAAGGAGAGACGCTTCCCAATTTCGTGGAATCGCTCGCAGTTGACGCGGGCGTGATCCTGGAGGGCTTCTTCCAGTTTGTTCTTTTCCGATTTGACTTTCTCAATGGATTTCAAAAGTTGTGCCAGGGCCGACCCGATTTCTTCCAGGCGGCTATCCATGCCCCGCGAGTAGAAGTCTCGGAGGGCATTGGCTGCCAATCTCGCTTTCGCGGCGCTCTCCGGGATAGATTGGCCGGGGATCTCGGACGGGGCGAGATTGCGCAGGGAACTGGCTGGATATATCCACGCGGATGTGCCGTAATTTCCATCGAGAGTAATTTCCGAGATTCGCAGCTTTGCCCCAATCGGTTTTTTTTCGAGGCCACACGGCTGGCCGATCACCTCGACCCAATCGCCCACCTTCAGCTCTTTCACCAATCGCAGGGAGCTGGCAGGATACCAGGGGAAGCCGATAGCAGAGCATCGTTCACCGTCTTGATCTACATGATATTGAGATATCTTGGATCGGTTGCCTGTAAGTTCGGCTTGCCCATCGCATCTTACGCCAATGATTTCCACTTCATCTCCTAGGCAGAAAATGGGGGGAGTCATGCCACCACCTCGCGTGATGGATCGACGCCAGCTTGCGCCATCTCGGAATAGTCATACATGCCACCCAGGTTGGCCGGGAAAGCCTCGCGGAGGGCCTGCACCAGGGCCACCTTCCTGATCATGGTGGCGGGCATCTTCTGCCATAGATTTTTCTTGGAGTCGTAGTCCTCCCTGGGGATCATCGATTTTGAGGGAAGTTTCCTGTCCTTTCGATGGACGTTGGCCCATCCACCCACCAGGAGTTCTGTTTTTGGCATCCAGAAAGTGCCTTCGCGATATTCCAGGGGGCCGCCTTCCACCGGTACTACGATTATTCCCGCCTCAAAACCGTCGAACTGTGGGTGGGATTCTGCCTTTTCGGTGAAATATTCTTTTCCGGCTATGAAATTGGCCTGCCTCCCATTTTGACCTTCGTAGATGATCAAATACACTTGTTTGGTCATGGGATCGGCCCCTTTCCTTCTGCAGAATTCGCAGAAGAGGAAGGCTTCCGCTTCCGTGGCCTTGGGGTTGATGTAGTCTATGATGTCCTTCGGGGTCAGGCTTCCGGGGGCGATCATGGGGGCAACACCGGGCGTTGTCCGGGCTGGTACATTCGTGCCTTGCCGGGGGCGGTCCTCGCTCTGGCGCGGTTTGGCGGGCTCCTCGCCCATATCTGCTATGATCATGGAGAGGGCCTCCCAGGTTGGCCGATCGGGGCATATCAGCTTGCCGCCCTCCTGGTAGACGACGATGTCTCCGGGTTGGATGGTCCGGGCGCGTAGCCCGCCGTGCTCGCCTTCTGAGAATTCTTTTCCTGTGGACTCACAATGGGCAGCGATGGCCTGCCCCAAGACCTCATTGGTCAGATTGACTTTTGCCATTTCAGGCCACTCCATATTCTTTTTCTAGCTTCGCTTTGGCATCTGCGATGATCGCGAGGATGCTATCCACACTTTCGCCGGATACTGATATCTCATAGTTGAAGCCCTTCGTATTTTTCTCCAACTTGATTTTTACGGGCTCCATAGATCCATGCATAACGGTTTCCATTTCTTCAAGCCTCCTGTTTTGCTATTCTTTTCATCTCGCGATCTATGGCCGCCCTCGCCAGTTCCGGGAATCTGATTTCTGGATGGGCATTCAGGAACGCCTCCCGTTCCGGTCCGATAGTCGCGGACCTGATATAGCTAGTTGCCATGCTGCTTTATGTGGTTGTATTCCTATATATAGTTTGCGTTTATTCGATTCGACCATAACATATATATAGTAGCAAAACCTAGTGGGGTATGTGCGAGGCGAGAGGCCGCGCAGGAGATTGAGAAAAATGGAAAATAAGGGATGCATGACAAGGGCGGACTGGAACGAGGAACTGTGCGGCGGATGCGAATTCGTGGGCGAGTGCCCGCGAGTCGCTGAAGAGCAGGAGGTGGCCTAGATGGCCATCAAACAGATCCGCCTGCCCATCGGGTTTCAGTTCTCCCTGAAAAATGGGGAAACTGGAGAAATGGCGCATGCACCATGCGCCTTCCGAGGATATGAATGGAGGGAATGGCCATCCATCCCGGTAGGGATAGAATATGAAGTGGAAGGGGGGAAACTTCCACAACGATTCGATTACACCGTTGGGCCCGCCGCGAAAATCATCAGATGGGATGCTTCCAAGTGGGAAGCAGACGAAGAAACATGGCTGGGATCTGGATGGGAAGTCGAGGAGGTGGCCTAGATGGTCCGTTGTACTGAATGTGTGTTTTGTGATCCGCAGATAGGCGAGGATCTAAGCGCCCAGGCAATGGCCGTATGTGGTCTGCGCCCGGAAAATGGCAGACATATTCTGCATGGGAACGGCTGCGAGGACGGGCAGGAGGTGGCCTAGGATGGCCGTAATTGATTCAGTGATACGAGGTCTGTCAGAGGCCCTTGATCCGGTAGGATACGTCCCGGATTGGCCTGAATTCGCAATTGAAAAATCTCTGTGCATCGGAGGGATGGTTATCGATGCCGGGCACATCGATGGCTGGAATACCATACAATTTTCCCGGCACGGTGTGGTGCTGGGGGTCCTCATCGCGGCCTACTCCGATGAGTGGTTTGCCCTCCGTCAGTGGGGGGCGGAGTTGTCCGATTTGGGAGGAATTATGAGAAAAATACACATGAGAAAAATAAACGGGGTGGCCTAGATGGCCCTCTCCAAGCTCTTCTGCCCGTACCTGAGTGGGGCGGAGCATATGGAGCATTGCCTGGCGGAATTGTGCCAGATGTGGGACGCCGGGGTGCTCGTAGGCGATCTGGTGGTGTACCGGGCCGGATGTGGCCTGGTACCGAGGGAGAGCAGGAGGGAGGGGGCATGAGGCCGCAATCCATCCGGCTGGAGGGGATCTATGCCGGGCAGGGTTACGAGAAACCTCATCATCTTTTTACGGATGTGGTGCAGATTGCCCGCCTCTACAACGAGGCAGCCGGGCGATATGAGACGGCGCGGCTGCCCTATCGCGACGGCCATGCCTGGCTCAATGCAGAGCATGGCGGCTTTCCTGATGGTATCAGGCACGGCACCCGCGTGCGGTTTTGGTGCAGCTTCCACAACCGGCCAGGCGGCGCGAGGCTGACCGATTGCAGACAGGTTGAAATTTTGGAGGTATCAGAAATGGCAGAAAAGGCAGAAAATCATTGCGATCGCTGCACGGATGAGTGCGGCGCGGATCGAGAGAAGGAACGCATGCGGGCGATGCTGGCAGGGGATGCAGAGCCCGCCCACAGACATCATGCGGGGCGGTGCCAATGAGGGCCAAGATCGTGACCGAGAAGGTCGTCGTTCGCGGCGAGCGAATGAAAAAGATCATCCGGATCGAGGGCGTGGCATTCGAAAGGGATTTGCCACGTGCGTACACATCTACGGGTCCGAGGTTTGCCCGCTACGAAAACGGCGGAATTTACGGGGCAGTTCCGGCAAATGTCGGGGGATTGAAGCCGGCCATGACCCTCGCGGACGGATGGAAAGAATTCCGATACTTCGCGGGGGATACTATTCCTTCCACCGAGTTCGACGCTCTCATCGCGTGGATGCGGGTAGCCGGGGTCCGCCTGGCGAAAATCAATCGGCATCTCGCGGCGGAGAACGTGGACTGGCACGGCGAGGAAACGGTGGAGATATGAGCGAGCTCCTCATACCTCTTCGGCATGCCCTCTGTGGCCTGCTCGCGACCAGGCTGAGAAGCTGGCAATGAAAATGAGAGCAGATCTAATCGGCTGGTGGGACATTCGGGCAGAGTACGAGCCGTCCGATACTTTTCCAATGGAGGAATGATGCTTTCGGAGGAGAAAGAATGAAAGAAAAATTCGATATGCAGAAGGCCCGGTCGTACGCTGCGGCGTACCGCGACGGCTACGCGAAGGAGCTGCTGATATCTGCCCTGGATCGCATAGAGGAGCTGGAAAAGGCGTTGACCGAGGAACGGGCGATGAATCCGGCGAAAATGGAATGGTGCAAACACGCATCAGACGACTATGTGTGCGATGAACTGGACGGGAACTGCGATGGATGGGATGGCTGCCCATGCAAGGACGAATTGCTCGTCGATGCCCGCGAGCAGCTACATGCAGAGGGATTGCTATGATTTACCAGACGCCATTATCGGTTCTGATTTATATTTATTACAGGATGGGAATAGCATGAAAGACGGCGAATTTGTCATTCCAGAGTCGCTTTTGAAAAAAACGATCCTGGCGGATCGCGGCAGGCTGCTAGAGGAGATCTATGCCCTTCGCGCGAAAGTTGCCGAGCTGGAGCGAGCCGTGGCGCTGGGAAAGAGCATGGTAGAATGCATGGAGGCCAACCCATGAAACTGTCTGAAGAAGAAGCGAGCGCGTTTTTCGCGAAATTCTATCGGGGCGAACACCACTTTCCCGGAAAATTGAAGCCGTTTGGGGAGGGATGGGCAATGAGCCATTTTGGCGGGATGGCCACGTATGACGGAAACGAGCTTACGCGACTCGTTTTGCTCGCACATTCCGAATGCATCCGGGTAGAAATCGATAGCGGTGGACCCAACCGGCTCAGAATCGCTATCTGGAAAAGGCAACGGGAAGGCAGGATGGCAGAGAGGCATCCGACTATTCAGGAGGCCAACCCATGAAACTAATCGAGAAAGTGGGAGAGCTGAAGGAATTGGAGAAGAAAGCGTCGGCAGAATCATTGCCCGGACCACAGGCCAACAGCACCCGATTCTGTTTGAAGATCCGCAATGCCGCCCCATGCATGCTGGCGGTCCTGGGCCAATTCCGAGAAGGCGATGCCGAAAAGATGCAATTCGCTATTGGGTGGCTTGAGACTACCAATATCCATTCGTCTGTATTTGAGATGCTAAATCGCTTGCAAGAGGCAGCTCGCTTGATGGAGGCGGAATGCGAAAAGTAAGGCCCTGGCCGCCGCGACATATCGAGCTACCCAGGCATCCGAGGATATGGAGAGCGCAACGGGACGCGGGCAGACGATGGCTCAGGGGCCGGGCATGATGAGAGTTCTCGATCTTTTTTCGGGCATAGGCGGCTTCTCGTTGGGGCTGGAAATGACCAAAGGATTTGAGACGGTGGCCTTTTGCGAGATTGATCCGTTTTGCCGGAAAGTTTTGGCAAAGCATTGGCCAGGGATACCGATATTCGAGGACATAACCAAATTGGAAAAAGAGGAATTGGATGGCATTGGCACAATCGATGTTATTTGCGGAGGATTCCCCTGTCAGGATATCTCCTGTGCCGGGAAGGGAGCAGGTATCCATGCCACGAGAAGTGGCCTCTGGTGGGAAATGCTCAGGATCATTCGCCTGGTACGACCCCGATACGTCCTTGTGGAGAACGTGGCAGCGTTGCTTAACCGGGGGCTTGATGAAGTACTTGGATCGTTGGCCGAAAGCGGGTATGATGCGGAATGGACGTGCCTACGAGCTTCTGACTTTGGAGCACCGCATAGAAGAGAGCGAATCTTTATCATGGCCCACGCCGCGAAGCTCAAAAATAGCGGCGAGTGCATCAATGAAAACAGTGTCAAACATCGCTTGCCCGCGCGGAAATCTGGAAGAAGTTGTTTGGGAAAGAGAGGGGAATCCAGAAAATGGATACCTGAACCCAGCATTCGTCGAGTGGTTGATGGGTTTCCCGCCAGAGTGGACCGACTTAGAGGCTTAGGCAATGCCATTGTGCCACAGTGCGCTTCCTCCGTTGGGGAATGCGTTCTGGCATTCGAGGAACGCGAGGGAAGAGCCTATGAAGAGCCCGCTTGAGAGCCTGCCCTTCCATAGCTGCGCCAGGTGCTACTGGAAAGTCAACCGGCCAACCTGCAAGGACAAAATGGGCTGCGTGTGTGTGGATTTCAGGCCCGCCAAGACAACCAGGGCCAAGCGATAAGCTTAAATAGCAATACTTATAACTTATAAGCCATGCCTGTAAAAAAGGTTTTGCTGAGCTTCTCGGACGAGGAGCATGAGAGGCTTTTCGCTATGAAAAAAGCGAAGGCTCAGACATGGGAAGAGTTTTTTTTGGCTCTGGCAGATAGGCCGAAAAAGAAATTTCGGTGCTTCAAAAAAATCGATAACGGGAAACAAGTAAAAATCGAGGGAGAATAAAAATGCAATGTAAAATTTGCGAAAGAGAGCGACAAGTCCGCAAGTACTTCAAAACCGATACCAAGAACCGCATATGCGACGGATGTCTGGATGATATGGGATATGGAAAATCGATAGCCAACGAGGTATATTCATCCATCGAATCTGATATAATTTCAAAACTAAATGAGAAAGTAGAGCGCGCTGTGAATCGGGAACTGCCCAAACTGATTGAAAAATTGCTAGTAGAATCTGGAATGGAATTTGAATTGACGGTGAAATGAATGTTTAAAATCGTTATCAGTCAGCCAAATCTAGCCGCGATCGTGACCGCCGTTACCGGCCTGGTCAATGAGGCGGTTGTGCAGATTTCTGAGAAAGATATCCGAATCGAGGCCGTGGACCCGGCGGATGTGGCAATGGTATTTCTGACCGCAGAGGCGGCAGCTTTCGATTTCTACCAGGCAACTCCTGGAAAGATCGCGATGGATTTTGGCCGGCTGGCTGCACTGGCTGGCGGGAAGGAATCGATATCAATCGAGCTAGACGAAGAAAACCACAAGCTGAAGATCGCGCAGGGCAGGGCAAAATACAGCATGAGCCTGATCGATCCGACCGCCATCAATGGAAGTCCGAGGATACCGGCTATAGATCTGCCGTGCTCGATTACGATGCGCGGGGCGGACCTGTCCGAGGCCGTCAAGAACGCCGGGAAGGTATCCGATCACGTCATCATGGAGCAACATGAGGACGCATTTTCGATATTGGCGAAGGGAGACATTGATAGCTTTTCCATGAAGTTCCCGCTCTCCGAGCTAACCGGAATCAGGCAGGGCGAAAGCCGGGCGCTGTTCTCGCTTGATTATCTGGAGGATATATCCAAAGTTTCTAAGGGAGTGGACGTGACGATCGAGACCGGCATCGATTATCCGGCGAAGATCTCATGCAGTCCCGCGCCTGGTATCGATGTGCTCTACCTGCTGGCCCCGCGGATTGAGCAGGAATGAGCGACCGGATCATTTGCGGAGACTGTCGGGAAGAGATGAAGCGGTTTCCCGATAAACATTTTGATCTTTGTTTGACAGATCCGCCGTATGGGATAGGAGAGGCAGCGGGGAAAACAAGAGTCGCGGCGGCCGAGATCCGCATAACCCGCGTAGAAAAATAAAAGCGAACGATTACGGCAACGCTTCCTGGGACGATGCACCGCCATCTCCAGAGGTCTTTGCCGAGATCTTTCGGGTATCCAAGAACTCGATAATCTTTGGCGGGAATTACTTTGGCCTTCCGGCTTCGCCGTGCTGGATTGTGTGGGACAAAGACAATTCAGGAGATTTCGCGGACTGTGAATTGGCTTGGACATCGTTTTCAACCGCAGTTAGAAAATTCAAGTCCCGATGGAATGGAATGCTGCAGGAAGACATGAAGCACAAAGAAAAGCGATACCATCCGACACAAAAGCCGGTCAAGCTTTTCATGTGGATTCTGGAGAAATATTCCAAGCCAGGCGATCTCATCTTAGATCCATTTTTGGGATCGGGCACTACCGTCATTGCCTGCCAGAAGACCGGACGGCATTGCGTCGGAATCGAGCAGATACCGGAATATGTAGAGATCGCCCGCGCCCGCTTGGCCGCGCTGCCGGCCAGACTGGATCGGTGGTTCTAGGCTCTTTTATTCTTTTTTGGTTAAGCTTTTATATGATGAAGTACTAAGTACTTAGCATGGCTTACAAGAGAGTCCTGTGGACTTTGGAAGAGTCTGAGCATGACCGACTCAATGAAGAACGGAAGAAAGAAAAGCTAACATGGGACGAATTTTTGAGGCTCAGAACGGGGTTGGTAGAAGCAGCGAGGCCTTAGAATGCTCGCGGCTCCCTTCCAGGACGTGAAATTCCGATATATAAAGGTTCGGAAAAGTGACAAGAAGGCCGTCGAGGACGACTGGCAAAACGTCGCTGCATATCGATTCAATGATTCAAAATTGTTGGAGTGGGTGGCACGGGGAGGAAACGTAGGAATCCGAGGAGGAGACGGGAATGCGCTGATCCTGGACATAGACGCGGTTGATATGGTTTTGGATAAGGAACTTGTTTTTCCTGACTCGACTACATGGGAAACCAGGCCCGGCAGGCAACAACGGCTCTATATTTGCACCGATTGGAAGCCGGAAATTTTAGAGAAGTATGCCGGGAAAGACAAGGATCAGATCAAGTTTTTCGATAATGAAAAAAAGGATGACAAGGGGCATTATGTCCATCTCGGAGAAATGCAAGGGGCCCGCCACTATGGGGTGATTCCGCCTTCGGTGAAAATCATAGACGGGGAGGCGGTTTCTTACAAAATGCTCAATGAAATGCTGCCCACTGCGATCTCATTGGAATGGCTGCTTGAAACCCTGGTCGAGCACGGGTGCCGATTTTCAGATCGCGATAAGACCAGATTGGAGCGAAATGCTGAAAAACTTGAGGCGGTTGGTGTCGAAAGCAAAAAGAGAAAAGTGCTATATGATGGCATCGAAGAGGGGAAAAAGAAGTATGCGAAGGCGGCATTTGAAGACGAACTAAAAAATGTTAGGAGTGCTTCGGAGGGAAACAGAAACGACCAGCTCAATATTTCGGCTCTCAAGATAGGGACTCTGGTAGGATCTGGATATATCAGCCGGTTTGAGGCAGAAAGGGAATTATCCAGAGCGGCGCGGGACGCCGGATTAGATGAGGAAGAAATAGAGCGAACGATAGAAAGCGGCATGAACGCTGGTATCCAGGAACCCAGGGCAATACCAGAGCCGGAAGAGCGCTTTCCGTTGCCGAAAGGCGAAATGCAAATATCGCCGTTGCTGATAGAATCCGATGCTCCGAAAAAAGAAGCGATTGCCAATTTGCTTGTTAAACTGGCTAAAAAAAACAGTTTTGAGATTTGGCACACGCCAAACAGCGTCGGATACATAACGGTGTTAATTAATTCTCACAAGGAACATTATAAACTTTCTTCAAAATATATGAGGATGTGGTTGGGAAAACTCGGACACGAGCTTATGGGCAAGACGGTGGGCATTTCCGCTATCAAGGACGCTATTAATGTACTTGAAAGCATTGCCGTTTATGATGGAAAGGAGTACCAATTTCATGTCAGGAAGGCAGAACACGAAGGAAAAATTTACATAGACGTTGGTGATTCGGCCTGGAATATCATAGAGGTGTCAAAGGAAGGCTGGAAGGTAATAAAGGATTGCCCGATACGGTTTAGGCGGGCCGGAAATTCCCTTCCGTTACCAATACCAGAACGAGGCGGCAAGATTGAAGACCTTCGGCCATTGATAAACGCTTCCAGCGACGCGAATTGGATTTTGATAAAGGCGTGGCTGTCGCAGGCGTTTTGGTGCCGGGGCCCGTATGCGCATATGTATTTCCGTGGCACGCAGGGCACGGCGAAGTCCTACATGATGGCTTGCCTGAAGGCTATTTCTGATCCAAGTGCCGCGATAAAGAGGAGAGTGCCAAAAAGTGAAAGGGACGTAGCTATCGCGTTGGGCTCTGAGGCTATACCATGCTTCGACAATATGAGCGGCGTTTCTGATCATATTGCCGATTTATTTTGCGTGGCGTCAACGGGCGGAGTGTCCACACAGCGGGCACTTTTCACGGATGATGAGGAAGCGATAATACCAATCCATTGCCCAATTATTTACAATGGGATCGATGATCTGGGGCAGCGTGGGGATCTGTTGGATCGAACGATAGTGATCGATTTAGAGCCCATTCCCGAATCGGACCGCAAACCAGAGAAAGAAATCGAAAAGGAGATTGGGGAAAAGAAATCTTCCATATTAGGCGCATTATTGGACCTCACCGTCGCGGGGATTAACGGGGAAGGCGTGGTTTGCCTATCGGACCTTCCTAGAATGGCAGATTTTGCTGAATGGGCGTATTCTTGCCTAGGAGAAGACAGTGAAAAGTTTTTAGAGATTTATGCAGGATCAAGGAATGATACAAAATACGATCTGGTAGAGGGCAACAAATTTCCGAAGGCCATATATCAGCTATCAGTGGACACCGCGCCGGATACGTGGAAAGGGAGTGCGTCAGAACTCCTAACTTTATTAAATACCAGAGAGCATATAATAAGCGGATACGAACCAGGAAATTGGCCTTCTGTTCCCGAAAAGGTTGGCTCGGAACTAAGGCGTTTTACCCCGGCACTTATCGCATTAAACGTGGAAGTATCATACTCACGGAGCGGTAAGGAAGGGCGAAAAATTTCGATAAGACTCCTTCCGGGCGCCGACACTCTGACACCAACTGACACCCCAAAAACCGCTAACAAGAGACAGGTGACAGCTAGTGACAGTACTTTTGTTAAAGGTGAATCTAAAGAAAAGATAAGGGAGCTGACAGAGAAAGAAGAGAAAAATATTGTAATGAAGGGCAAATTAGCTGACACCGCTGACACCACGCCAGCTGATAACGAAAATGAGGCAAAACGACCTGACACCGCTGACACTTCGCCTGACACCAAAAGAATCCAGTTAGCCGCCCGGCAAGAATACGGTATCAATGGATGGGTAGATTGCCGAAAGATCATGGCAAAGCTACAGCTTTCGGAGGAAGTCGTCAGATCCTGGCTGGATGCCAATTATGTACGCACCGATCACGAATTTGGGTATAGACAAGGCAAGCGCAATCTATAACTACTACTAGAACGTATAGGTGAGCATGGAAACAAGAAAGCGGCTGTTCCTGATTTTCGTCAGGGCATGCCATACGGCGGGATTGATTTGATCAAAAACCCGAATCGGCAAGTGCAGAAGCAGGGACCGAAGGGAGGACTGGCATTGACCCTCCCGGCTGATTGGTGCAGGGCAAATGACGTGCAGCCCGGACAGATGATCCGGCTGGAGGAAGTGGTCGATGCGACGACCGAGAACCGCACAGGATTGATTTTAAGGCTGGTTAAATGGTCCGACGTGGGAAATGCTCAGCCACCCACAGAAAAGGCCAAGAGCAAGCCCACAGCGACCCATGGAGGCAAAGGATGAAGGCAATCATAGGAATAGGAGCATTCGCCCTGGCGATCTGGATGGCACTGTGCCTGATGGATGCTCAGGCAGTCTGCCTGGAAGAAACCGGAAATGCCACCGGGCAAGGCATCCATACTATGGAGTTGGTCCCCGGTCCCTGGAATCCGACGACCGAGGAGGGCATCTATCTCCTCGGCCCGGCTTATGGATACAACGTCAGCCGATCCGGGTTAGTGACCTTCGAAAATGGCAGCACATGGCAGGTGATAAAATGCGAAAGATAATATTATATTCCAAATCGCGATGCTCGTCATGTGCCAATCTGAAGCGGTACCTAGGGGTAAGGGGCATAGAATATGAGGAAGTATCCGGCGATACAGCCGAAGGGAAGACCAGGATGCTGACAGAGGGAATTTTTCTGGCATATTTTCCGGCACTTGCTGTGGATGGCAGGCTCTACCAGTATGCCGATCTCTTCGGAGAATCCGGGGAAGTGCTCGACCTTTCGGAGATCCTATCATGAGAGGCATCGAAAAGAAGACTGGCAGGAAAGCGGGCAGGGGTGGAATCTGCGTCCCAAAATCCGCCTATCCTGAGATCTACCGGCTCCATCAGAGCGGGCAGATTTGTGCGGCTGACATTGGAAAGAAATTCGATCTGTCACCACAGGGCGTCCGGTGCCTGGTGCAGAGATGCAAGCACACTCCGGCGCTCCTGGAGGGCTAAATGCATCGAGCCTTGAGCGATGAAGGCTATGCCGCCCTGATCCTGATGGTGGATCTAGGCGTGCGGGTTTTGACCGTGGCTGAATGGTTTGGCCTGCCCAGGAGCACAGTGAGAAATATTTTGTACCGTAAGCGAAATGGCAACGATTATGTAGGGCTCTCAGAAGCGGGCAGCCGTGGTGCCAGGCAACTGGCTAAATATAGGGCGGATGTAGAAAAGAAAGATTTAGCGGAAGTTAAAGCCTATCTGGATAGCCACCCCGGGGCGGGCGTATCGGATGTCATGATGGAATGCAATCATGGCTACAAAACCGCTATCAGGCTAATGAAAATAGCGAAGGAGGGCAAATGACATCTCGGGGATATTATGCCAGAAATATTGAAAAGTGCGGGGAGCAAACCCGAAAATATAGAGAGTCTCATCGATTAGAAAAAAACCGCGTCACCGCGGCTCGCACCGCGCTGATATACGCAGCGGCGAAGCGTGTTCGTGACAGGCTCGCGGAACTCGAAGAATGCGGCATGGCTGATATTCTCTTCGGGGAATGCAAATGAAAAAAGCTGGTTGGCCGAAGGCTGCCCTGGTGCATAGCCCGGAAAACCGCGTCGGGCAGTCCTGGAAGGAGCGAACCATAAAAAAGCAGATTGAAGCCGGAAACGGAAAAATCAAGACGATAGAAGTTTCCGATGGCCATTTCAAATGCCGCTGCAATGCGATTGTGCGAATAGACGAACATGGATATGCCGCCTGCGTGGGTTGTGGTGCGATATATAACTCTAATATTATATGCATACAAATGAGCAACCGGGCGCGAAAGCGGGGCATAGAAAAACATAAATATGATTGCTGTCATAAAGAAGGGTAGCGTGGGCGTTCCATGCTTTTTACATTCTTTATCTAGTTTTTTCCGAGGTCTTTCCATGCTGCCCAAAACCGCCATGCAGAAAACTTCATACAGTGGCCTGAAAAGCCCGAACTTCGTTCATCTTCGCGATCGCGAGCAAGACCCGGAAAAACTGTTTAAAAAATATCATGTAGGCTCTTCCGAAACCAAGCCTTAATGGCCTTAGTTTTTAACCTTAACCCTTAGCTGATGCTTATTTGTGATGTGATCGATTGCCACCCGCCGGATATTCTGCCCAATGCAAAACATGCAATTCTGCCCGAAGGCTGGAGATTGAGGCATGGCACGAAGACGGCAAGGACTATAATGAGATCGCGACAATTCTAAAGTCGTTAGGCGAATCAATATCCAGTATAGCCATAAGAAACCATTTTATTTCTCATTATAATATTCAATCCGCTGCAAAAGAGAGGTATATCCAAAGCCAGATGGTAATGGAAGTTGCCGTTGAAAAGCGGTTATCTGACATCGAAATATTAGACAGTCTCATCCAAGACAATAACATCATCCATACCGGACTTCGCAAACAAATCGCGGACCTGGGCAATAAGTTCTCAGTGCCGATGCCAGCGGTCACAATGCTCAACGGCGTGGCAACTGAAATTTGCAGAGCCATGAAAACGAAGCAGGAACTCCTGGGCGAATCGGCAATAGACAAAGTTGCCAGTGCGATAGAATCGCTATCAGAAGATGAACTCAATGCCAGAATTGCAAAGCTTATCCCGATCGCAAAAGATTGAGGCCCTTGCTCTTCTGGAAGAAAAAACCAAACGGAGAGCGGCAAAAGATCCTGTAATCTTTGCAAAGTACTATCTACAGTTCGAGCCTGACCCTTGGCAGGCTGCCTTCCTCCGATCCAAGGCGCAACGGATCATCCTCAATTGCTCCAGGCAGTCCGGCAAGTCGACCACCACTGCCATCCTGGCCCTGTGGGAGGCCATACATAAGCCAAAATCTGTTATAGTCCTGGACTCTCCGAGCCTCCGACAGTCTCAAGAATTGATGCTCAAGTTCTCAGAGTTTCTGTCTCAAATAGATCAGAGTGTTAAGCTGGATAGCGATACTAAGCTATCAGTGCGATTCGCCAACCGCTCCAGAGTTCTTGCCCTGCCCGGTAGCGAAAAAACCATCCGGGGCATATCCGCCGTTACCCTCCTGATCCTGGATGAGGCGGCGGGCATTCCGGATGAGCTATACGGCGCCGTTCGGCCCATGCTGGCCGTCTCAAAAGGCCGCCTGGTGCTGATGTCAACCCCACGAGGCGAACAGGGCTTCTTCTATGAGACTTGGGCCAAAAGTTTAGAATGGGAAAAGATCGAAGTCCCCTGGTCAGACTGCCCGCGCATAGCGCCTTCGTTTGTGGAAGAGGAAAAACACGAGCGGGGAGGCGCATGGGTGGCTCAGGAATATGAATGTCAATTTGTCGCAGCCGGCTCTACCAGAATCCAGCGGGCATGGCTGAAGTATGAGGATCGCGCTCCATCAGATCTTACAATTTCTATGGGAGTTGACCTTGCAATCTCAACGAAGGAAACCGCCGATTATACCGCCGGCGCGGTCATAGGTCGCGATTCTGAGGGAAATATTCATGTCCTAGACATCGCGAGAATCCGGGGGTCGTTCTCCGAGCAAATCAAATTCATAGACCAGTTAGCCGCCAAATGGCAACCGGCTATAGTAGGCATCGAGGACGTGGCCTACCAGAAAGCGCTGATCCAACAGGTAGCCGCTCAGACATCGCTCAATGTCCGAGGCATAAAACCGATAGCAGACAAGGTAAGCCGCTTCGCTCCGCTGGAAGGCCGGTACGAAATGGGGCAGGTAATCCATGCCAGAACCCTCGATCCTGCCTTCGAGAACGAGCTACTGAGCTTCCCGGTAGCGGAACACGACGATATGGTGGACGCCCTGGCATACGCCTGGATGGCTCTGGATGAAATAGTTTCTCCAGTTGGATGGGGCGTTTCGCGGCTGAAAGGAAAGAGATCATGAAATTCTTCGATCAGATCCGATCTGTAATCTATCGCAGCGAAGCGGCCCCTCTCCAGACAGCCGGGAGGCCCGTGGTTCGCTTGCAATCGCCCTACGGCTATGTAGATCGATCTGTTGCCGTATCGGCTGGTCGCATAGCAGCGAATCGCTCTATTCCTATAGTATTGGAGAGCCTGAGCGGGCTATCCTCCCTCTGCTTCTCGGGCTTCGATCATAACCTACATCCTCTGGATTCTTCTGATGATACCAAAGGTCCGCTCATCGAGAAGGCTATGGAGCAAATTCGCATACAGGAGAAGCGAATAGGGCGCATAGGCAAGGCCCGGCGATGTGGTACTATTGGCCTGGTCAGAGCCGCGGCCCTGGATGGATGGTCTTTCCGGCAAGCACTGGCAGAGTTCGCCACAATTCGCGAAGGCAACTGGCTCAATTTCGCAGAGATCCAGGCCCTTCCGGCGCAGTCTTTCGCGAGCACTCCGACGCTTTCCGGTACCGATTACCTGCCTGACAAGATCCTGCCAGGCATAATCTACGATGGCAAGGACGACAGTACAAGATTTTTTCAGAACCAGGGGACCGTGGGTGGCGGCCAGGCCAAAGAGATCGATGCTACCAACATACTGTATATAGAAGATTCTACAGTTCCCGATGATCTGAGCTTCCTGAAGGTCCTCAATCCCATCATGGAACAGTGGAAAGAAATTCGCAAGTATTCCATGACAGCCGAGCGGCGCGTTGCCGTTCCCAACGAGACTGAAAGGATCGATGCCAATGACGTAGTCAAAATGATACTGGCAAAAGTTCCTGTCAAAGTCCAAGACCTGATAGACCACTGTGACGACCTGGCAGAAAACCAGAGCTACCAAAATAAGAAGGTCGCTCTCGCAGGAACCCGCATCGAGTACCCGAATATCTCAATGCCTCTCGATCCCTGGCAGGCTGACCAATACCTGAAGGATGAGATATGCGATTTCTTCTTCCACAGGAACGTCATAAAAAGAGTGCAACAGTCCATCAGCTCAAACGACAACGCCGTCCGGGGCCTGCTTGATATCCATACCGCGAGCGAACGAGAGCTTTGGGGCAGGCCATTTGAGGGCCTCTGGAACTCCTGGCTTGAATGGAATGGCTTCGACCTGGTAGATTCCTTTGAATGGTGGGAATGGACGCCCCAAGACCAGGATGCTGAACATAAGAAGAATCTTGAGAATTACCGTTCGCATTCCATAACGATCAATGAATACCGCAAGCTGGAAGGCTTGCCACCTCTGACTGATGCCGAAATAAAGAGCCTGGCTGAAGAGGTTGCCCTCATCTGGGGCAAGCCAACTGGCCAAAATGCTTTGAACACTTCCAATGTGACGGTGTAGATGTCGCTTGCTGACGATTTGCTGAAGGCCCAGGATAAGACCGCCGCTCAGATCGAAAAGGATTTCCTGCAGTCCATCAAGGCAACCGTCCGAGAGACAGATTGGGAGAAGCTGGAACGCGATCTCGCTGCCTACCAGCACGGCGACGCGATCATAGACGGCATTGCATGGGAGGACTTCGACCCCAAAGAACGGCTCAAGAAACTGTTTGAAGTATCCCTGGAAGCGAACGGCGAAGAGATCGGCAAGATAACCGGCGGCGCCAAATTCGACTTCGTGGATCCGAGGGCAGTAGAATGGATAGATAAATATTGTGCTGATCTAATAGTAGGCATAGACGACAAAACGAGGGCCGGGGTAAAGGCCATCGTCAAGAACGGCTATGCAAATGGCGTCACTCCTCGGAATCAAGCCAAACAGATCAAAGAAATTGTGGGCCTGGATGAGCGCCGGGCTCTCTCACTTCGGAAATATTCTGACAACCTATTCGCCAAAGGCTACTCTGAAGAGAAAGTTTGGAAGCTCATGGAGAAGAAGGGGCAGCAACTTCTCAACGCCCGCGCAAGAACGATAGCAGTAAACGAATGCTCCGAGGCAAGCGCCAATGCGTCATATTGGAATATCAAAAGCGCATGCGAGCGCGGCATTCTGAGCAAGGATGAGTACGAGGCATATCGAATTGTCGCGGCGGATGAACGGCTCTGCAAGAAGTGCGGGCCGATATCAGGCGAATCCAGGGAGATACCCGACGGCGCGTATGCGTCCACTGGCAGCGTTACGGTGAAGGTCCATATTTCCTGTCGATGCACTGAGAGTCTTAGGAGCATCAGTATGAAGAAAAAGAAAGAGATGAAAGAGTCTGGCAGGGTAACGACCGATGTCGTTTTCGAGGCCAAGGCACTCAAGCGCAAGGACGGCGTTATCTATTGTCCTACCGTGCCCTTGGTGGAGGGGGTCTTCAATGGCCTGGGCATCCCGGTCCTGCGACTGTATGAAGAGTTCTCGAAAGACGCTAAGTGGCTCAATGGGCTCACAGTCCTGACAAATCACGAGGAGCTAAATCCCAATGCCCGGCGCGTGGGCCAGCTCTCCGATACTCAGGCCCGGCCCGAAAGAAAAGACGTAGCCGCCACCACGCAGTTCTTTGAGATCGATCTCACGCAGCGCGAAATAGAAGCGATCACCAGCAGGCAGCCCATCAATGGCTCGCTTTCACTTTCATACACGCTTGAGCAGACTGCCGGGGACTGGAACGGCACCCACTACGAGGCCATCGAGCGCGGCCCATACGTATTCTATGAATACAGCATGGTAAGGGAAGGCGTTGTGACGCCTGAAGACGGGGCCGGTTTCAATATGGAATGCAAACATTGCCAATCTAAACAATCACGATCATCCGCTCCAGGAGGAGCCGATATGGAAGTTGACGAAGTTAAGGAAATGATATCCGAGGCTCTTAAGCCTCATCAGGAAAAGATAGCTATCCTGGAGCAGAGCAATACCAAGCTACAGGAAGAGCTGAAACAGTTTAAAGAATCAGCAGAAGCCAAGCAGGAAGAGGCACAGAAGGCCCTGTTCACCGGCAAGCTCAAGCCTGCCCACCTGGAGAAGGCCCCCGAACTCTGGCAGGAATGCAAGAAGGTTGGCTTCCTGGCATTTGAGGCTGCCCATCCTGAGATGATAATTCAGGCAGTTGCTGAAAGGAAGCTGAAGGGATCCGCTATTGCAGGAGAGGGAGGCGCTCAGCCAGCCACCGTCGAAGAGGCGAACCTGGCACATCAGAAGAAAATGAGGGAGCTTAACCAGGAGGCTTAAGAAATGTCAGCACTCAAGGATACTTTAGTTCAGGCAACTCAGATTGTTCCTTACGTTGCCGGGGATAACATCGGTTTTGGCGTGGCGCTCATCCGAACTGCCTCTAAAACCTGCAAGGGCAGCATGGCAGATAATGCCGCCAACCTCATAGGCTTCAGCGTGCAGCCCCAAAATGGTGTCACGCTCGATAAGGACGGATTCTATCAGTTGGTCAATAATTCTGACAAGCCCGACATCGTCAGAGTCGCGAGGAGAGGAAGCGTCATAAGGGCTCTCTGCATCACGAAAGCAGACACTAGCATAGTGGACGGGGACTTCATGGAGGCCGCGCCTCTTGGAGATGCTTCTTGCTACATCGGAGTACTGAATGAAGCCGGTGGCGACGCAGGCGAAACCAAGATCGCCGGGGCTTGTTTCCAGGCATGGGAAGATTGCGTCATGCTGGATGAGTCCTATCAGTCTCCAGATGCCGTGAATGTTGCCGTTGGCGATTCAACGATTACTTTCGTAGCCGCAACTATGGCCAAGATGGCACTGTCGGTAGGAGATTACATAGTACTGGAAGACCTGAATGGCGATGCTCAGCTCAACCGCGTCAAGGCCCTTACCGCTACTGTAATTACTCTGGAACTGCCCTCTACCGTGGCTCTGACCGCAACGACCGATTACGTGCGAAAATGCTACCAGATACTGGGGCAGATAATTTAGGAAGTGATAAGAAATGGTAGGCGAAATGAACTACGGCTCCAGTATCCCACTGGAGCAAATTCTGAATATCCAGAAGACTATTGAGATCTTCAGAGCAAAGTACAAGGACGGCTACATTGGCCGCTCTCTGATCGATCAGCGGCCCGGAGTGGCTCGGACTGTCAGAAAAGATATCGTCAGAAAGATCGACAAGACCGCCGCAAATGATGGCATTTCCACAGCCCGGATCAGCCTGGGCGGAACTTCCCCCGATATTGTTGGGAGCAAGGGCAAGGATGTCCTGCATTCCATCTACAGGATCGATGCCGCTATCCAGCGGAACGAGGCCGAGCTGGAGCTTGACCCGGCCATCTGGACCAGGGATACATCTATGGCCATGCTGGAATGTCTGCGCAGGGAGAACTACACGATCATCAACGGCGACAGCACCACGGGCATTGTGGGCCTGACCGGGGCAGCTTCCGCCAATTCCAGGGGAAGTATCACCGCTGGAACCAACGCCGGTGCGTGGGACGGCTCCGAGGTCGACAAGGTCATGGACCCGTACGACGATCTCCGCAAGGCTCTGGAGTACCTGGACCCCAACCTGGTAGGCCCGCTGTACCTGGCAGGCAGGCCGGCGTACCTCAATTACCTACTGCAAGAGGATGACCTGGGCAAGGTCTTCTCCGACAAGATCGGCACCAGGCTCATGGGCAAGCAGGCAACCGATCTGAGCTGGATGATCAAGAGCGATTACTTCCCGGCCAACACTGTATATCTCGTACAGAAGAGCATGGAAGCAGCTGAGCTGATCATCCCCGAGGATTACAATGTGGACGCTAACTATCCAAGAGAAAAGGGACAGAACGTCTATGCTGAGATCGGTGGCTGGATCGGTATTGAGATCCATAACAATGATTTCATTGTACCGATAGCCATTAACTGAGGAGGGGCAGAAATGGCAAATAGACCCAGGGCGGTGAAGCGCCAAATCCGGGCGCAATTCATCACAGGCGAAGTCCCAACGGGGTCGGGTGACACATTCACCCTGGCCCATACTCCTCGGACCGGTACTCTTCAATTTTCTGTGAACGGTATGATCCTGACGGATGGAGCGGTATCAGGCGGATATACGAGGTCCGGCGTCACGATCACAACCACAGAGACCTATGACGCGGACGCAGAGCCGCTGGCAAACTACCAGAAGACGGAGGGAACATGAGAGGCGTCTCCATTTTCGTGGCCCTGATGATACTGATAGGCATGGCCGGGGCGGCGCAGATCGATCCGGCGAAGCAGATCGATTGGAGCAAAACGATAACAGCCGATATAACGGTGATCGGAAATGTAAATTCCGACACATCCACGGCCACCCTAACAAACGAAACCGCTATCAATGCCACGCTTGCAAATCTCGCGTTGGGCCAAACTGCACAAAATGGTAGCATAAGTAATCTTGGAGCAGCCAACGCTGCCCAAAACTCCACTCTCTCAAATATTGCATTAGGCCAGACCTATCAGAACACAACCCTAACCAATCTTGGATTGGGTCAAGCTGCCCAAAATGCGACTGCCGCTAACGTCGCTCTCGGGCAGACGGCACAGAACAATAGCATATCGGCACTGGCTGGCTATGTCCAGCACATGACGACCATCACAGGTGGCCTGGCTGGAAACTTTACGCTAACCGGCGCGGCTGCTGGTGATGCGGTTGCTGGTGTGGCTTATTTCGACAACTCTACCGGAAATCTTGCAGGGATAACCGATCTCTCCGCGGAGTTCAACATCCCAGATACCAACATCCTGAACCAGACCTACGGCGGTACTAGCTCGTTGAATGGGTATCTCCTGGTCAGTTGGACAGACAAAACCGCATAGGGGGTAGGAAATGGCTACAGATCCCTATACCCTTTTGGCATTGGCCGCCCGGACGGTCTCAGATGTCGGGTCTTCAATCACACTTCCTAAGAATCTGAAGGCTCTGCTCTTCCTGCTGAAGTGCACCGTCGCAGATACCGACGCAAACGACACCCTAAATATCTATATACAGGAATCGTTAGACGGCGGCACAACCTGGAACGACAGGGTAAGCTTCACTCAGATTGTGGGAACGGATGCAGCGAGCGCAATCAAGGCGGCCATCAACTGTGAGGTTGCCCCGGAAACGGAGTTAGGAGCGCAGGCGGATGCCTCTCTTGCCGCGGGCGGAGTCCTGCAGGGCCCGATTGCCCCACTGATCCGGGCGAAATGGGTAATCGTTGACGGCGGGGCGGATGCTGACCAGTCCTTTACCTTCGGCATTCAGGTGCTGGCTATCCGCTAATTATTTTTTGGAGATAATAAAATGTACGATAATCGCTATTCCCGGACCGACATAATCCCCATGCTGGAAGATGACGGTGTTGCCACCACACTTGCGCCGCTGATTGAAAAGAATCATTCCGAAGAATATTTGCAAGAGACAATCGTCGCCGATCATGGTATAGCCCTCCTG